TCAAAGATTCCCGAGAGCTTTTTCGTAAAATGCAACAGCGTTTTTTGCATTCTCTTTTGAGAGGTGGCTATAGATGTCCATGGTCATTGATATTCTAGAATGACCAAGACGATGCTGGAGTTCCTTGTAGGGTATTCCAGAGTTAAGCAGTAGACTAGCGTGGGTGTGGCGGAAGCCGTGGAAACCGATATTAGGCAGTCCGATATTCCTCAGGCGTGTGGTCAACCTGTTCCCCAGGGTCTTATCCTCAGGATAGTCATGGATAAAGTCGGAAAATACAACCGTTTCAGAGCGTCCGAGGGTCCAAGCCTCTTGTATCTGTCGCCGTCTGTATTCTTTCATCATGGCTACTGTCTGGCTATCGATGTTTATATCGCGTATGCTGGCATTTGACTTGGGGGAATTGATTGACCCATAGCGGTTGAGTGTTTTTGTGACGCTGACCGTGTCATTGTTCAAGTCAATATCTGACCAGTGCAGTGCCAGCACCTCATTGATACGGCAACCAGTGGCCAGCAAGAACTTGTATAGGGTGGCTTCATAGAGATTTCTGTAATTGGTTAAGTCTAAGCCGTCCAAGTAGTCAAGAAACTGTTTAAGCTGCTCGTCGTTGAAATGTTTTACCTTCTTCCGAGTGGCTTTTTTTGCGTTCCTGGGCAATATGACTTCCCGAGCTGGATTATATGGCAGAACTTGCATAACAACACCGTATTGCAATATACGTTTGTTCAGCGCGTGGATTTTGTCATAGTGCAGATAGGCACCAGCTTCCCCTGTATTTGCTTTGTCTGCTAATTTGATGACGATGTTTTGGAGGAGTGGGGTCGTCAGTTTATCGAGCTTATAGGTTCCAAAAAGTGGTATAACATGATTTTTCAGTAAGCCCCTGATGTTCCCACGAGTATTTGGCTTTACTGTGTGCTTATAGCTATTCCACCACAATTCTGCCAACTCTTTGTAACTGGTTATGGTGGCACTTTGGTAGCGTGTTGCCCCGTCTGTTTTAAAAGTTGCAATAGCTTGCTGAGTTTTGTTTTTAACCTCCTTCTTGGTCCTTCCCGTGACATTAGTCTTGACTTTCTTACCAGTGATGGCATCTATTCCTAGATAAACACTGGCACGGTACACAGTAGCACCGTTTTTCTTTTTTACTTCAATTATTTTCATGATCATAAACCTTTCCATCAGCAGGCAAGCTGTTATTAAAAAGATTTTAGAATGTTTTAGGTTTATATCATGCGCAGAGCTACGAGAATAGCCCTATTTTCGTTTGTTTTGGGTGGGTAGGGTAAAATGTGTACCAGTCACAAGTTAAAAGCGAGTATAGGCGATTTTGGAGCGTTTGACAGGGTTGCAAAAGATAACATTTTAGAGTTAAACACGCGCCGAATGCTAACAAATGCTAACATACAGCCGATATAGAAGTTGAGGTTTATTGAGGTTGCTAAAATATACAACCTGACAAAACCTTACATTTTTTTGCTATTGACTTTTCTTGACTTTTTCCAGCAACCGACAAAATCCGACTTTTTTCACTCCACACAGTCACCAGAAAGCCCCTAGGCGCGTGGAATAGTTCAGTAGGGTAAATGTGCCAGAGTAGTGTTTTGACGTGATGAGGGGGGTGTAGGGAGCGCAGTGGTTAAGTAGTTTGGTCAGTTACATCATCGAAGTTAAATGACTGCAACATTGCCAATGTTGTTTTTCTTTGTTCTGATGACATAATTGCCCAAAGTAGAATGATAGCTTGATAATCAGCAGGAGCGACGGCAAGCATTCTATAAACACTTTCAGGGTCACTATTTAGGATTTTTTCTAAATTCCCTGGAAGAATAGACAAGGCTTTTAAATGACCAGCACGAATAAGTGCCTCATCTTCCGAAGTGGTAAAGACAGAATTCTGTATTTCCTCTAGTGAAGTAGGGTTTCCGTTATCGTCTACTACTGCATGCGGGATCATATCCTTAATGAGTTCTGAAGTATCACTATACCCCAACAAATACCCAACAGGCACCCCAAAGTGGTCAGCGAGTGCCTGGGCTTTGTCTGGTTTGATTTGTCTTTCTCCGTTCTCCCAACGGAGAATAGTTATTTTTGATACACCAATTTCACTAGCTAATTCTTCTTGAGTTAGCTTTTTTTCTTTGCGTAATTCTTTCAACCTATTCATACATTTCACGACCTTTCAAGGTTGATTATAACCAAAAATGTGAAAAGTATCAAGAAATGATACAAATTTTTTAAAAAAAACGCTTGACAAGTATCCGAAATGGATATATAATCATTTTCAAAGTTATCCAAAACGGATACCCCCCTCCACGACCTTTCACACTTTCAATCTATGGAGGGGGATTTTTCAAAGAAAGGAGAACGGCATGAGTAAACTCAAAGGCTATCGGGTCATGTTAGGGTTAACCCAGCAAGCTATGGCGGACAAGCTAGATATTTCTTTGCAGTCATACAACAACAAAGAAACAGGCAAAACGCCATTCAATGACAAGGAAAAGAAAGCGATCAAGACCATTGTCGCAGAGGTTAAGCCAGACATCACCATCGATGAACTATTTTACAGCTAGAAAGGAGCAGGCAAGCAATGAGGAGGAACTACAGTAAAGTCATTGAAGAAATGCGAACCACTCACGGGCTGAACTTGGTCGCTATTGGTCAGCGTATCGGGACAGACCCCCGAACAGTTGGCAAGTGGGCACAGGGCAAGCACCAACCCAACAAGGACAGCAGAAAGAAAATCAATGATCTATACAGAGAGGTAAAGCAGGACATGACAACGCAAGTAAGTATTTTTGAAGAAGTGAATGACCAGGGGGAGCTACTACAAGTTATCCATACAGACAACTTCAACGGTCATGCCCTAGACGTTTACGGAAATTTTGAAAATCCGTTATTTATGGCTAGAGACATAGCGGAAATGATTGATTACCAAAAGACAGCACAAGGGAAATACAATACAGCAAAAATGCTGAAAATGGTTGATGAAGATGAAAAAATCAAGGGTATCCCTAATAGTCATACCCTAATCAACAACGGTACAACGGTTTGGTTTTTAACTGAACAAGGGTTATATGAAGTCTTATTCCAATCACGTAAACCAAAAGCCAAAGAGTTTAAGCATTGGGTCAAAAACATCTTGAAAGAAATTCGAGTAAACGGCTACTACATGCAGGGCGAACTTATTCAAGACCAACCGCCCCACCCCTTACCAGATATCAGCGACCTAACTTATATCAAGAATAAGATTGCAGAGGTGCAGGAAATGGACAACCTAGCAGACATCACTGCAGGGCTTGAACGAGTGGCTAAGCTAGTGGCAGTTATTGGAGGTTAGCCAATGGAATTAGTTTATATGGACGGACGGAAAGAGCCGTACACATTGAGCAGTATTGTAGCAGAATGCGCAGAGGTCAACCACAGGCATATTAAAAACTTACTTAACAAGCACAGAAAAGATTTTGAACAGTTTGGCAAGGTGCTTTTTAAAAATGCACCTTCAACATCAGGGCAGAAGGTACGGGACTACATTCTGAATGAACAACAAGCTACTTTGTTAATTACTTATCTGAAAAATACTGAGTTAGTAAGAATGTTCAAAAAGAACCTAGTCCGAGCATTCTTTGAAATGCGTGACGAGGTGGCAGAGTTTCGCTATCAGAGGGCGCTAGAGAAGCCCAAGCGGAAAACTCTACACGACAGCATAGAAACGTGGCAGGAAGCACCAAAACACGCGCACAGCACCGTTACAAATCTTTTGCTCAAAGGTACTACTGGGATGAACAAACGTCAGCTAGTGGCAAGTCGTGGAGGTCTGACAGGCATTGACAGCCTAACCAGTCGGGAACTTATCAGATACCAGGCGCTAGAAGACATGGCTATTGCTATGATCAACTTAGGCATGACATACCAAGAGATTAAAACAATGGTATTCAGACCACTAAAAAACGCACACCAAGGCGCGTGAGAGCAACAAAAAAAGGCTTAACAGGGACCAACCAGCAAAGCCTTTTAAGCACTAACTAAAACAAAATTAACAAGCAGGCAAGCTGTTATTAAAAGGGTTTTAGTAAAGATTTAATAGCTAGATTATACCATATCTAGGACATTATGACCATACAGAGGGCGCTATCCCTTAAAACTGGAGCAGAAAAGTATTAGGTGCTGGTATCGGCATTAGGTTGCAATGGACCCAGAGCAACCTAAACCACCCTAAGAAAATTACACACAGCTAGTCTATTATTTGGCACAGGCTTACACGACCACGGGGCAACCTGGTAAGTTTGGGGCGGTTATCCGCTGGGGATAGTCTAGGCTAACAAAGAAATGTATAAAGAAAAAGTATAGTAAAGAAATCAAGCCTTTTACAAACAGGATAAAGCCCACTAGGGCCATTACACAGACACAATAAAAAACGAGGTAAAAACACATGAAAGACAATAACAGAGAAACGATAATCCATTTTGAAATGTCTAACCAAGAATACGCACCCGTAAAGAATGCAATATCGGAAGAGCTGAAGACAGTCATCAGTAAAGTGTACCAACTGGACCATGAAACAGGGTGGACATTGCACTATCTAACCGACATCATGCTGAACCACTTTCATGAGGACGTGGCACGAGTTCCATATGGCGATTTGACACCGATTGAACACAGTTTGAACAGTATAACTCACCGAGTCGAGAGCGCAAGGGTAGCACTCTTGAAAGCTGGATATGAAGACAAGATTGAAGTAGGTAATCCTATGTGGTACTTAAAACTAATCTTACAAGATTTTGAGCATATGAAAAAACTAGCCAAGAAGGAGGCTAAAAAATGCAAGAAATGACAATAGAAACAGCTTTAACTTTGATAGCAATCTTTACACCGCTAAACCTCTATCTATGGTTTGGCGTTGGTTTGGGCACTTTTCGGCTTGATATAGAGCCTAAAATCAAGACCGAGGGTAATTATACCAGACGGCTGAAAAATGCGAACTACGGGGCTTATATTCAATCACAGGGCAGATATTACAATTAGGGGGAAACTATGCTGACACTTAGAGAGCTTGAACACATAGCGGAAGCAATACGCAAACACACTACACCAGAAGAAATGCAAAACTATCTTGATATGGACCACGATACTAAATTACTCTGGATAAAATACAAAATCGCTAGTCTGGAGGTACAGACATGACAGACATTGAAAAACGTATCTTACGACTTATCCCAGTAGGGGCAGACAATCCACGCGCAGGGCGGTATATTGCTGAATTGTTAGGCCTGGACATTAGGACATTGAGGGAGAACATTCACCGCCTTATTGTCCGCCATGGGGTCCCTATTGTGGCCAAACGTGGACTAGTTAGTGGCTACTATATCCCAGCTAATGACACCGAGCGCCTGGAAGGTATCCGAGAACTGAAGGCCCAATATGACACAGAAGGTAAACGCCTAGACGTGCTGATTAAAGCAGACCTGGAAAGCTATAAGAAATTACTGAAGGGGGCTGATATGAATGTTTAGCCTAAGTAAAGAAAGCGAACAGGATCTAACCCAGGGAGTGCTGGAGCTGGTAGGAAGTTACCTGGAGGCGCGTGAGCAAACCCCACCAAGACTGTTAGGGCTAATCACAGCCCAGCAGGTTAAAGATGAACTAGGCATAAAGGATAAGACCTTGAAACGTTGGGAAGACAACGGGCTAAGACGATACCAACCACCGCTAGAAGATACGAGAAAAATCTTTTATCGGGTCAGTGATATTTTGATATTTTTGGGGGTTGAGAATGGGCGGTAAACATCTAAGACATCCAGCACTAAATGGGTTGCGAATAGGACGAGAAAGCAACGTGAAAGACCGTCGCCCAACCTTTTAGCATATCAAAGAGCAGCAACGACTAAAGAAACTCAAAAAGAAACGGAGAAATAAATGACGACAGACACAACGCTTTTACAACATAAAATTATTAGATTGTCAGAGCTTCCAAGCGAACAAATCATGTTGGAACCTAGTTTAATTAAGGACTTACTAAGAAGGCGACAAAAACTAGCAATTTCAGCACCTAAAGTTTCTTTGAAAACTAGTCTAGCTATCCACCTAGCTGTATCAGTAGCTTACGGCCTTAATTGGCTTGGTTGGCAATGTAATAGCTCTAAAATTCTCTATGTTAATTTGAATATATCTAAACAAGAATGTATAGTACGATTTAATAAAGCGATTGAACATCTGCAGTTAGATCGTACTTCCGTTAGCAATATAGATATCTTGAACATTGAAGTTGCTCAAGGAATTTCCAACCTAGTTGATGATATTATTCAAGCAATGAATACGCAACATTATAGGGCGGTAGTTATTGACTCATTAGATAATATACCTACGCCAACATGGCAAAAAGAAAATAGGTTAGTAGAGCTGAACCGATTAACCAGCGAAACTAATTCATGCGTTATTTTTACAGAAAGTCATAGCCATAGACCTATTGGAAATGATGAGGCGCGTGCCATGGCTGAGTGGTCCGATATTCTTAATTATTGTGACAGTTTAATAGAACTAATCCCATTGGAATTAGATCCAGAATTATTAAGAAGAGAGCGGTTATTAGCTGTATGGGAATTTTCCAAAAACATCTTGAACACTCACAATAAAAGGTATTATCTAATGAACGTAACAGATAAATATCCTGAAAGAGCTGATAGCAACAGCGAACAACTGTTTGAGCATTTAGAAACTGCTTTAATTTCACTTCCAGAGGAAACGAAAACAGGGATTTTTGACAAGTTTCACGCGCTAGATAATCCTATAAAAAATCGTACTTATTGGCGCTTAGAAACAGTTTCTAATTCTTTTCCACCAAAGGAGGCAACAAACAACCTTTTTTATTATCCAATACTGAAGCACGATGATACCAAAATATTAGAATTTCATGAACCTGGTTTAAAAATTTCTGATGAGAGAATTCGAAGCTCAATTGAGGAAGAAAATGAGAGAGAAGTTTTTACTGCAAAATTAACTGACGGAATACACGGATTTTTTGATAAACATGAGTATTATCCAAACCAAAAAGAACTTTCTGAGTATCTGGGGGTATCTCGTCAGACAATCGCAACATGGAAGAAAAAGGCGTATAATACCATAGCAATCATAGATGGACGATACCAAGATATACTATAATAAATTAACCACAGTATGTATGTTAAGCGATGTTAATTAACGTTAAAATCGTGTTAAATTTAGGTTAAATTTAACATGTTAATTAACATCAATTTAACATAGAAATACATGTTTTGTTAAGCTGTGTTAACTTATGTTAATTTAACCAATGTTACTTACCAAAAACAAGCTTAAAACCTTGATAATTCTAAGATGTTAAGTAATGTTAAGTGATGTTAAATTGACATGAGTTAAAGAGGGACAATGACTACTACAGCCTAGCGTCAGTAGTAGTTTGAACGGCGGATGTTAAGTGTGGAAGTAGTGACAAGGAAAAGGGGGCGTTAGAGTCCGCCCCTTTATCCTGGTCCCTTGCACTTCCACAAGCGAAAAATAAAAAATAATTTTTGCCATGGGAATGACAATTAACATATAAAAATAAGGTGTATTAAGTGATTAAAGATAAGAATTTTTTAGAATTTGAGTATATGCCTCCTTTTCAAAAAAAAGAAGACATGGCTGGTTGGTTAGCCAAGAATGAGCCTATGAGGTATGTTTGGGATAAGGCTAGACGGGTGCTAGTATTTAACCTGGATACAAAGACATGGCAAGGGGTCAACTATGGAAAATCTGAACGAGTACTACTATCCAATCATAATGGGATAAGTAGACGGAACAAAAAAATTTTTGAAACGGCTGAAAAGTGTAAACTTGACCTAATGCCCCCCGCAACTGGGAAGATGTCATATATTTCAAACTGGGACGAGTTTCAACTTGAAGAAGTTATCTATAAGGTGGCCAGTTACAAAGATTTTATGTATTTGTTTATTTTATGGGCTATCCGTGATGGTTATATTGTACGTGATAGTACTGGTTATTTTGTTGGTAGACATTATAGATAATCATTAGTAGCGTGTGGGATGATGATTGTCCAGACGCGCAGTGAGTAGAATAACAGAGAGAGGCTACAGCCTCTTTTTGTGCTAAAATTAGAGAGGAATAACATGATAAAAAATAAAGGTGGCAGACCTACGAAAATGACACAGGGGACGATTAAGAAACTGGAAGAGGCTTTTCTTAGAGGGTTAAGTGATGAAGAAGCCTGTTTATATGCGAACATCTCAAAGCCGACACTATACGATTATTGCAAGAAAAATCCACAGTTTTCTGACCGAAAAGAGCTACTGAAGCAACGACTGAAAACACGCGCAAAGTTGAACATATCTAACGCCATAGAGGGTGGAGACGTGGCTATTTCCAAATGGTACTTAGAGCGGAAAGATGACGAATTTAAAACCAAGACAAAACTAGAACATGATGGCAATGTGTCTGTATCACCTCACAATCCATTTGAAGCTTTAACCGTAGAGGAATTACGGGCAATCATTGCTGAAGATGCGGGGTAAATACTATTTGCTGAGAAGGGTTGTCTAGGTGAAGCACTTTGGCAATTTCTAAAACGACGAATAGACGAACGTATGGTGGCGCGTGATTAAACAAAAAAGCCAATGCGCACGCACTGACTTTGTGAGTAAAAACCTAAAACTATTATATCACAGTTGGAGGGTGTGCAGTGACTTTATCAAATAATCAATATAAATTTCTTGATAGTGTTTTAATGAAATATAGACACTTACCGAGCAGAATAGCAAGAAGAAAGCTAGAAATAGAAACCGAGCACACTACCGACATAAATATAGGAGCTAGCAAAACCAACCGAGTGAATAAACGCACGGAGTGGATCATAGAACGCTTTGACAGTGATATAAAGCTGAAAGGGTTAGAGTGCCAACAAAGAGCTGTAGAAGCAACGCTAGAGGTCTTAGATGAGACCATGACACGAGTATTTGAACTACGTTGGATACATGAACACACACCCGAAGAAATCGCTGAACTAACAGGAACAGGCTTGAAATCAACACAGAAACGCTTGGAGCGAATTACAGAAATCTTTGCAGACTATTGGGGTTGGACATGATGGAGGTGGGTGTAAATGGATTTAAAACAGCTAACTAAGTTTGAAAAGCTGGTACAGTCAAAGAAACGAGAGATAGAAGCCTTGAGGGCTGGCATTGTCAACACACCAGACTATCAAAGTCAGAGGGTAACACGATCCAAGAAGAACAATACAGAAGACCAGGTTGTCAAACGGATTGAAAAGATTGAGCAACTAGAAGCTGACCTAGCACAGTTGTATGCTGATTATAGCGAACTATCCGCCCGCATCGATGCAATCACTGACCCAGTTGTCAGTCTGATAATGCGGTTGAAGTACGTAAACGGCTATTCTTGGCCAATGATTAAGCGGGCACTGCCCTACTACTCCCAAAGCAGTCTATATGACTACCACAAGAAAGGATTGGAAGAATTTGAGCAAACAACTAGCAAAAAGGAAACTGAAAGAGTTTCATAGATGGTGCAGGGTGGCAGTTTTACACTATGACATGATACAGGTAGATGAGAATTGGACTGTGAAACTATTTGAGTTTGACCCCGAAGACTACAAGGGCAGGATACACGCCTGGCAACGTGAAGCACCAAACGAGGCTAACGAGATTTTGAAAGCTATCAATGCGGTAGCTAAACCAAGACATCGAGCCGTACTTATCATGAGTTATATATTGCCCGACAAGATACGAACAGCAGAGCAGACACAACGACTCGGGATAGCTGAAAGCACTTACTACTTGGCTAAAAATGAAGCTTTGAAAGAGTTCGCCGGTCAGTACCGAGATGGCTCACTATTGCAGCACTTGGATAGTTAAGTTTGGAATAAATACCCCCCAACTTTTTTAATCGGGGGTGGGTTTGTTCGTGATTCCACAACGCCGCCCTCTTCCGTGCACAATTTTCCCTTTTTGAATTTTTTGAGCAATTAGCAACCACGCGCCGCAGTTTATTTCGCCAAAATGGCAATTTTGAACGGATACAGTAAAACACAGTAGGAAACAGTAGAAACATGATATAATACACTTACAGCAATCAAAAAAGCGTAGCTGATCACTACGCTAGTACTTGCCTGCTGAACTCATTATTTTTAGTCTATCATGCTATAAATGATAGGCTTTTTTTGTTCCCCTTTTTGTACACTTTCTAGGGAAATGTAACGCTGTATAAAGTTTACACTTTTTTTAAAAAATCCAGTAAAATCAACTAAAAAGGCGTGTAAAGCAACCAAATGCTAAAGCCAAGCATACCTTATCACAAAATGGTATAATGGAAGGTACAATGTTTGAAAGAGGAAGACGATGAAATTACAAGAGGGAGTAGATCTTCATTTTATTGATACAGATCAGTTTACGACAAACCGTATACGTATTCGCTTTGCAGCTGAAATGAGTGAGGCTACAGTTGCTGGTCGTGTGTTAGTTGCAAATATTTTTGAAATGGGTAACCAAGAATTTCAGACTGCTCAGGCTGTTCGGAGAAGATTGGCAGAATTGTATGGTGCTCAGTTCTCGACCTCAGTTTCGAAACGTGGTAGGGTGCACTCTGTAGATGTGACAATTTCATATGTCAGTCCTCGTCACTTGCCAGAAAATGAGGATATTACAGTGGAGATTCTTGATTTTTTATACACATGTATATTTAGACCACTGAAAAAGGGGAGAGGATTTGATAGCCAGATTTTCGAGGTTGAAAAAACGAATTTAATCAATTTTCTTCAGTCAGAGATAGAAGATAATTTTTATCATGCAGATGTTGAAATGAGTAAGCTTTTTTATAAAGATCCCTCTCTTCAAATTCCACGCGTCGGTAGGCTTGATTTGGTTGAAAAAGAAACAGCAGAATCAACCTTTCAGATTTATCGGAATATGTTGCGTATGGATAAAATTGATATATTTGTCTTAGGGAAGGTTGACAGAGAACAAGTCAAAAGAAAACTTGAAGATTTTGGTTTTACTTATAGAAATCCAAAATTAGAGTTAGAATATCATCAGGAATACTCAAACATCACGCAAGAAAAAATCGAGCGTAAACAGGCAAGGCAGTCCATTTTGGAATTGGCATATCATTTACAAGTGGTTTACAACGATGTAAACTATCCAGCTTTGATGGTATTTAATGGTCTACTGGGTGCTTTCTCCCATTCGAAGTTATTTATGAATGTTCGTGAGAAAGAAAGTTTGGCCTATACAATTGGCAGTCAGGTTTCTATTTTTTCAGGAATGCTGAAGGTCTATGCTGGAATTAGCCGTGAAAATAGACTCAGGGTAATGAAGTTAATTAGTAAACAACTACTTGATTTAAAATGTGGTAAGTTTACAGAAGAAGAATTAGAGTTGACAAAAAACATGTTGATTCATTCAGCAACCTTGGCTCAAGATAGGCAGAATAATTTGATAGAACAAGTATATAATCAAGTTACCTTAGGAAATAGAAATTTAAGTTGGTTAGATTGGATTGAGGCTATCAAATCGGTATCAATAGACGATGTCATTCGAGTAGGACAGATGATTAATTTACAGGCTGTTTACTTTATGGAGGGGACAGAAGAATGA